CTGCTGTTTCACTAAACAGGCTCAGCCTGATTTCAAAGGAATTCTCATGGATTCAACCATGATCTTGTTCGATGCAAAGCATACGGACAAAGATAAGATTAGCAGGGACGTAGTAACTGCTGAACAGCAGGCGTGCTTTGAAAGGTATATGAAGCTTGGGGCAATGTGCTTTTTGGTTGTGTCTCTGGAATTTAAAGAATTCTACCGGGTTCCGTGGGTGGTATTTCGGGATATGAAGAAAATTTACGGACACAAGTACATGAACCGGGAAGAACTGGAACCTTACAGGATCAAATATTCAAACGGAGTGGTGAAGTACCTCGATGGTATTGTTCTCCGGGAAAGGAATGAAGATGAAAGTACAGAAGTATGAGATCGCCAGAGTTATTGATAAATTAAAAAGTATTGTGCAGAAGAACGACCAGTTTCCAGCTCTGGGAGGGATTCTGGTAAAGGACGGGTATTTAATCGCCTCCAACTCCGAGATTACAATGAAGGTCAAATTAGAGGCCTCAGAAGGCAGTTATTTTATTATTCCAATGAAAGCCTTTGACTTGATCAAAAATCTACCGGATGGAGAAATCGACATCAGCGCAACCGACAAGAATGTAGTTATGATCAAGATAGGAGCAATTAAAAACAAATACCAGAGTTATCCTCCGGAAGAATTCAATTTTGATATTACAGAGGATCCGGAAGCCGATGGAGTGGAATTGAATGGTAAAAAGATCATGGAGGCTATAAGTCATGTTATTTATGCAGCAGCTGACGGCGGTGCGAATACACAGATGACCGGAATTTATTTTGAGGGTACAGACAGCGGAGTTTCCCTTGCCGCACTGGACGGGCACGTGGTCGCAGTAGATTCTGTTAAAGCAGAAGGCGCAAAGGATATGAAGCTGATCGTGCCGAAGGCAACTGCCAAGAAGTTAATCTCCATGGGCGTGATTGATGATGTGACTCTTACATATACCAAAAACAGTGCGGTATTCAAGTCTGATGAATATACCATTTACACAAGACTGATTGAAGGAAAATACTTTGCTTATCAGAAAATGTTTACCGAAGGCGAGATTAATACATGTGCATCAAGAACTGCATTGATCGGCGCAATGACCAGGGCAAAGATGTGTACGGAAGAAAAGCAGCCGGCAGTGTTCCAGATAGAAGACGATGTGCTGAATATCAGTATCCGGGATAAGCTGGCAGACTATCAGGAACAGGTACCGCTCCAGGAAACTGTATGCAAATCCATACGGTTGGGATTCGATTCAAGACTGGTCCTGGAAACATTGAAAGCCTTCACCTGTGACAATATTGCACTGGGCTTCACCAGCCCACGAACACCGATGATTGTGGAAGCAGAGGACAGCGATATGAAAGCCATGGTGCTTCCGGTAGCGATAAGGGAGGCTTAAATATGATTGAGATTATATCAGTAAAAGATATCAAAGACGCAACACCAGAGGAACTTGCAAATCTTCGCCGGAAGGGACTTCTTCCGGCAGAAGAAACCAGAAGAATATCTGGAAGACCTCTCAGCTCGTATGAGCGAACCAGAGCGCAGGTGGCTGCTACTGGAAACAGATGGGCGATGGAAAACTTTATTGCCACGCACAGCTGAAAGGGGATGAAATAAATGAATTTGTATAGATATTATCAGCATGATGGATTCCGATGCGAAACTACAGTCGGAATTGTTAAAGCAAAAGACATGCAAGAGGCTGAAAAAATCGTAAAAAACCATTACGAAAAAGCATATCGAGGAGAATTCCAGCGCGATGGTTGGGAGCTGGAAGAAGTTGAGTTTTCCGATGATGGATGCAGCGAAATTTATTACGGGTGATTAATATGGCGAAGGCGTTATATAACTTATGCAAAAGGAATGGGACAGTGATGGAGCACTCCATCACTGGATCCGAAGTAGCTGAATTGATTAGCTGCAAAAAGCAGGATGTTTATAATTCTGCGAGCTACGGTCAGATGATCCGGAAAGAATTTTACGTTGAAGTTGTAGACCGGCCACTGAGCCGAACGAAAGATCTTACATTACTTTTGGAATATGACCGGGTTTGTAGAGAAATTCTTGAGAGGTGTGGATGATGAAAGTATATAAAGCAGTGCATGAGAGAGAAAACAAGTGCAAGGAATTGCACAAAGAGATGAATATGAATGTAGGCCCGACCAGACTGGTCCAGCCAGACTTTTACCTGTTGGTCGATGTGGATGACCTGCAGAAACAGGTGAATACCTTGGAAAATGAAGTTCATCGCATGAAAAGAGCAGAAGCAAGGAGGAAATGGCGTTATGGAAGAAAAAATCATTAAGATTATGCAATTGGTCCAGATAAAGAAAGATAATACAGTTGAATTTTCGGAAGAGGCTAAGAAGTTGATTCATGAGGTGGCAGAAAAATGCAGAAAATTGCCAGTTTACAAGGATAACATAGATAAGGCAGATATCTATAAAGCCGACATTACAGCAGGAGAGATATATCTGGATATGTGCTTGAAGATTGTTAATGCTCCAACACAGATTCATATGATGGCAGTACCTAAAATGATGCTTCCTGTGATTGATGATAAATTGCAGGAAGAATTGAAAATGGAGGTAGAACATGACTGAATTAAAACCTTGCCCGTTTTGTGGTAGAGAAGCAGAGATAATAGCTGAAACGAAAAGAAATATCGGATTTACAATTTGGTGCGAATGCAAGGAGTGTAGCGCAAGAACTGAAGGATATTGCCCAAATATGGAAAACCCAGCGCACGCCATAAAAAGTATAGAAAGGTGTAAAGAAAAAGCGATAGAAAGTTGGAACAGGAGGACGAACGATGAGGTTGATTGATGCAGATAAACTTATTATGGCATTGAACGATTATGCACTGACAGAAGCACCGGATGAAAGAGAATGCGCAGGTGAGAGAAGAATATCTAGTGCGGTATATTCTGCAATCCAGAATTGCATGAAAGCAGTAGAAGAACAGCCGACTGCTTTTGATGTGGAAAAGGTTACGGATGAAATTTTAAGAGCAAGCTGTATAGCAAGACCCATGGGGTGGGATCGTAAAAGAGAAATTATTGAAACGCACATGGCAATTGAAATCGTGAAAGGCGGTGGAGTTGAATGAGAGAAATTCTTTTTAAGGCAAAACGGAAAGATAATGGCAAATGGGTTGAGGGATATTATTACAAAATGTCTGAAACAACCTATTGTTTTAAAGAGGACTATGAACGAAAACCAGTATCAGAACATCACTATATTTTGCAAGAGAGAATGACTGATTGGGGACTCCCAAATCAGATAGTACAGATTGAAATTGATTCAGAAACCCTCTGCCAGTTCACAGGACTTTGTGATAAAAATGGAAAGAAGGTTTGGGAAAATGACATTTTAATGGCGCACTTGGACGAATCTTATCCAGAAGATGCGACATATGAAACTGTTGAGTGGAACGTTGCCGGATGGGTAACACACGAAACTGATAGCACGGATAGACAATATCTTGATGAGTTTGATCTGGAACATTATGAAGCAATTGGCAACATTTTCGACAATCCAGAATTAGCACAAGGAAGTTTATGAGCCGGGATGATTATGCTTTTCCTTGCGCTAGCTGCCTCTGTGACCATTGTGCGAATAATCTGTACAGTTCAGACAAAATGGCAGGAGAAGCAAAGATATTTTGCTATGTTTGCGAGGAATGTCGATACTATGATGGGGACTTAAAAAATAAAGACATGAGATGCAAGCAGTGCGAAAACTATATCGTAACAAATGAACATGTTGAACGTTTGAGAAAAAAGATAAAGGTGGTAAAGCGATGAGAAAACGCAATGGAAGAACTGAGTGAGGAAGAAGGTGAATAAATGAGAAGTGTATTATTTTATATTGCAGGAGCTACTACAGTAGGAATATTTTTTACATTGTGGTGCGCAGTGGCAGTACAAAGAGTGAGAAAAGAGAGTGAAGCATCCAAGTACGGAGAACTTTGCGCGAGGATCCAGGAACAGATCGATGAAACAAGAATGAGGATATCTTCTGTGAAAATGCAGCTTCATATAGCAGATCATGCTCTGGATCAGGCGTTGCTTCAGTGGAAGTACGAGTATCTGATGAAACAGGAACAATGGCTTATCGAACTAATGTGTGGAAAAAGAGAAGAAAAGCAGGAGGAAAAGCAATGAAATGTAGTATTAGCACATATTATAAAATTTTAGATGCGGAGCTGTATGACTTTGATGATGGTTATATGCAGCTGAATGTTGATATCGATGCAAAAAGCATCGATATCGAAGGCTATGCAAGCAAACAGAAAAAGAGTGTTGCGGAGATGTGTAATGTGCCAGAAGAGAATGTGATTCCAATATCTCGGCTGGAGTATGAGGCATACATGGACGAGTGAAGAAAGGAAATTCATATGTACAGCAAATGCCAGAAATGCGGAAGGAAGCTGACAGACCCAGAGAGCATTAAAAGAGGGTATGGGCCAGAATGTTGGGGAAGGATCCCAGGGATACATATTTCCGAAACAGAGGAAGATGAACAAATTGACGGACAGATGAGCATCTTTGATGTTCTGGATGAACCGCCGGAGAAGGAGTAGAAATGGAGGATAGATGCGTGATGTGCGGAGAATACGTACCAGAAGGAACAATGGTATGCCCTATATGCCAGCGTAAGTATTCAGAACGGCCGGCCATGTCCAGAGTGGACAGAAAAGCTATATGTCCTGACTGCGGAACAAAACAGGCGCTTGACACTGTGAGGAATTTGTTAGGACCGGAAATGACCGATCAGCAATGGGAAGGATATAAAAACGGATTTGTTAAAAAACAAGGGAGGGAAAGAATGGACAGAACACTTTATAACGCCAGCGGTTGCAAGGACAAAACAGCCCATGATGCGATTTGCTCCGCATCAAAGTCACAGACGCAGGTTTTCAGATCTGACTGGACACACAGGGATAATGATGCGGATTTGTTTGTGAAAATGGTTAAGAAGTTAGCAAAAGGATTCAATTTTAAACTTTGCGACAGAATCCGATTCGAGGATCCGGAAACAGGAAAGAAATATTTGTGAGGTATGGCATGGATACAGAGAAAAAAGTACAATTCGTAGCACTGACAAAAGAGGAAATTGATGCAATGATTCAGCAGGCTGCTCTTGCCGGAGTACAGGTTGCGTCTGATGCAATGATGGTAGGGCAGAGAAAAAGCGAGAAGGAGAAGATTGATCGTCGTTTGCATAACACTGATTTGCTCCTTAGAAATTACAGAACTTTAAAGGCGAGCTACGAAAATGCCGTCTACAAGTCCAAGGAAGGGGAGGTTACAGAGGTGCTGGAAGACATCATGACCATGAAAGATGATAAGGTCATAGTGGAGAGCATCAAAACTTCGGCCAAAAGAACCGCTATCATGGTACAACATATTGACAAAATGCTTGATGTATACCGTATCTATTGTAGCAAATTGTCGGAAAAAGATAAGAGGCGCTATAAGATCATTAAAGCCCTTTACATATCAAAGACGCCAATGACGATTGCAGAAATTTCAAAAAAATTTTCGATTAGTAAGGTGACAGTTTACGAAGATATCAAAATTGCGAAAGAACGCTTATCTTCGCTGTTTTTCGGAATTGATGGTCTGAAGTTTTTTTAATAAAATCAGAATAACGGAATCTGTTAACTTAACATTGACTTAATAACGAAAATGGTGTATGATATGCGAGTAAAATTTTAATCAAAAGCCATGAGCCACTGGGGAAAAACCAGTGGCTTTTTTAATGCAATCTTGGGAGGGAGGAAAGGGTAGAAAGATGGGAATGCTCCTTTAAAATGTTTTAGAGGAGATTACGCATGAATGGAGTAACAATATTATTTGTATATGCAGTTATCATGATCCTGGCAACAGTGATCCTGACAAAGAAAGAAAAAAATGTGGAACGCTTCTGTGTTGGAAGCCGTTCTGAAAACTGGCTGATGTCGGCTCTCAGCATTGCGGCAACGTGGATCTGGGCTCCGGCATTATTTGTATCAACTGAGAAAGCATATTCTACCGGCTGGGTTGGCCTGTTCTGGTTTCTGGTTCCGAATGCCCTTTGTCTGGTGATATTCATTCCCTTTGCAAAGAAAATCCGGAAGGAAATGCCAGAGGGAATGACACTGTCTGGTTACATGAAAGAAAAATACAAATCCGATGGAGTGAAAAGGGTTTACCTGTTTCAGCTGATCGGACTGTCTGTTCTGTCAACAGGAGTTCAGCTTCTTGCGGGAAGCCAGATTCTTAGTGCAGTAACAGGAATTTCGTTCAAAACCATGACAATTCTGCTTGCATGCATAGCAATTTCCTATTCTCTGTTCTCTGGAATTAAAGCATCTATGCTTACAGATGCTATTCAAATGGTATTCATGCTTGTTGCATGTAGCCTATTTGTAATATTCGGAGTAAGAAATACAGGAACACTGGGCATTATACAGGGCCTGAGTGGTATATCAGGAGACTGTACAACGCTCTTTTCTGGAAAAGGAGTAGAGATTTTCTTAGCCTTTGGGCTTCCGACAACGATAGGACTTTTATCCGGGCCGTTTGGAGATCAGAGCTTCTGGCAGAGGGCATTTGCAGTGAAAAAAGAGAAGCTGGGAAGAGCGTTTCTTCTTGGAGCAGTTCTTTTTGCGGTGGTTCCACTGTCAATGGGAATTCTTGGATTTATGGGAGCCGGTGCAGGATATCAGGCACAGAACCTTGGAATCATCAATTTTGAATTGATCCGCCACTTTTTCCCGTCCTGGGCAGTATTGCCGTTCCTTTTCATGATTGTTTCCGGTTTGCTGTCTACAGTGGATAGCAACCTGTGCGCAGTATCTTCGCTTACGACAGATATTGCAGGAGGAAAAGACATCAGGAAGACCAGATCTGCAATGGCAGTGCTTCTGATCGCTGGCATTCTGATTGCAAATATCCCGGGAATTACAGTGACACATCTGTTTTTGTTTTATGGCACACTGAGGGCGTCAACATTACTTCCAACAGTCATGACACTGAAAGGGGTAAGGCTGAATGCAAAAGGGATTATCGCAGGTGTGGTTACTGCACTGGCTGTAGGGCTTCCTGTATTCGCCTACGGCAGCGTTTTGAATAGTGGACCATATAAAACACTGGGAAGTTTGCTGACAGTCCTGTTGAGCGGAATTATCGCATTGGCTGCTTCCGGAAAGGAGAGACGCTATGCTCGGTAGAAAACAATCCGTTCGAAATAATGAAGATTGGAAGAATGCGCTTGATCATATTGAAGAGACGGTGTCAAAGAAAGAACTGGATTCCCTTGCGAAAAAGACAGTGAAAGACATCAAAGAGAAATGCAAAGGGAAAAAGGCAGCCTATGCATGGAGTGCGGGAAAAGACTCCCTGGTACTTGGAGAGATATGCGAGAAAGCCGGCATTGATCAGAGCGTCCTTGTAAGGTGCAATCTGGAATATCCGGCATTTATTGCATGGATAGAGCAGAATAAACCTTCTGGTCTTGAGGTTGTCAATACCGGACAGGATATGGAATGGCTGAAAAAGCATCCGGATATGCTGTTCCCGGATAAAAGCAATAAGGCGGCACAATGGTTCCATATTGTACAGCACAGGGGACAAGCACGATATTATAAAGAGCATCAGTTGGAAATACTCCTGCTCGGACGCAGAAAGGCAGACGGCAATTATGTTGGAAAAGATAATATCTACACTAATTCAGCCGGAATCACCAGATACAGCCCTCTTGCAGAGTGGAGGCACGAAGATATCCTTGCATACATTCACTATTATGATGTGAAGCTCCCGCCTATATATGACTGGGAGAAGGGATATTTATGTGGTACACATCCATGGCCTGCCAGACAGTACATGGAGACAGAACAGCAGGGTTGGAAAGAAGTTTACGACATTGATAAGACCATAGTTGAAAATGCGGCACAGCATTTCGATGGAGCCAGAGAATTTTTAAAAGCTATCAAATAGCCGGTTGCAGCCGGAAGCCATTGCCCTTCAGAAATGGAGGACAAAATGAACGTTACTACAAAAAGGCTGGATGCCCTTAAACATCCCAAGAAAAACGTTAGAATACATTCCGAACAGCAAATCAGAGAGCTGAAATGCTCCCTTGAAAAGTTCGGACAGACCAGAGCAATTGTTGTGGATGAAGATGATACGATCTTGATCGGCAACGGCTTATACGAAGCTATGGTAAGTCTTGGATATCAGGAAGCAACCGTATATGTAAAGACAGGGCTTTCAGAGAATGACAAGAAGAAACTTATGATAGCAGATAATAAGACCTATGCTCTTGGAATTGACAATCTGGAAACCCTGAATGAGTTCCTTGAAGAACTGCAGGGGGATCTGGATATCCCTGGATATGATGAAGAAATTTTACAGCAGATGGTCGCTGATGCGGACGAAGTAACTGACAAGCTCTCGGAGTATGGCACATTGGATGAATCTGAGATTCAGAAGATGAAAGAGGCAAATGAAAAGAGAGAACAGAAAGCCGCAGTGGATACACAATCAGCTGATAATGGAGAGAGTAGCCCGGAAAAGCCGAATCCGCAGAACGAACAGCCAGCAGAAGAGCAGAATGCCGCTGAAACCGAACCTGAGATCACAGAGACTAGAAGGTTTGTTGTCTGCCCTAAATGCGGTGAGAAAATATGGCTGTAAAACGCTGTGAATCAAACATTGATGTTGTGAAGGCTGCGGAAATCCGAATAAAAAATGTATTTGGAAATGGTCTGCCAGTGTTCTTTTCCTTCAGTGGCGGAAAAGACAGCTTGTGCGTGGCACAGCTGATGGTGAATCTGGCCAACCGTGGCGAGATCAATATGAAGCAGCTTACCGTACAGTTCATAGATGAAGAAGCAATATTTCCGTGTATGGAAGATATGACAAGGAAATGGCGCTGCATCTTTATGGCGATGGGAGCGAAGTTCGAATGGTTTTGCGTGGAAGTAAAACACTTCAACTGCTTCAATGAACTGTCAAACGATGAAACCTTTATCTGTTGGGATTCCACAAAACAGGATGTCTGGGTACGGCAGCCGCCTTCCTTTGCAATAAGGAACCATAAACTGTTACGGCCGAGAATCGATGCCTATCAGGATTTTCTGCCAAGAACAACCGTGTCAGGCATTACAATGGTCGGGATCCGAACTGCAGAGTCGGTGCAGAGGCTTCAGAATATTGCGTCAATGACAAAAGCAGGGAACAAAATGACTGCGAAGAAACAGGTGTTCCCAATCTACGACTGGACAGACAATGATGTATGGCTGTTTCTTCTGAGAAACCATGTCGATATCCCGGAGATATATCTGTTTCTCTGGCAGTCTGGATCAAGCAAGAGACAGATGAGGGTATCTCAGTTCTTTTCTGTTGATACGGCCAGAAGCCTCGTGAAGATGAATGAATATTATCCAGATCTCATGGAACGGATCATCAGAAGGGAACCGAATGCTTATCTGGCTGCCCTGTATTGGGATAGCGAGATGTTCGGCAGAAGTTCCAGAAAAAGGAAAGAGGCGGAAGCAGGACAGGAGCAGAAAGATTATCGGCAGGAGCTGATATATCTTTTTAATCACATGGACGTTTTCTTCGACACTCCGCATAAAAGGCATGTGGCAGAACGATACCGTAACTTCTTTATGTCGGTATCAGCCATAGCAACCGATGCAGATTATAAGCATATATACGAAGGACTGATATCCGGTGATCCCAAAATGAGGGCATTCCGGGCATTGTACCAGAGAATATATGGACGTTACATCAGTGATGCGAAGAAAGGAGAACGACATGGATAATAAATTATCAGCACCATTATCTACCCTGCAATGGGTAAACAGGGATTCATTAAAACCGAATGACTACAACCCGAACAAAGTTTCGAGAGAGAATTTGAAACTGCTCATACAATCTATCCTCACCAATGGGTGGACGCTTCCTATCGTTGTTCGTCCCGACATGACCATTATTGACGGATTCCACAGATGGACGGTTGCAGGAATGGAACCATTACGTTCTAAGCTTGACGGGAAAGTACCTGTGGTTGTTGTGGAGCACAAGGAGCATTCAGAGGATATTTACGGTACTGTCACACATAACAGGGCAAGAGGTACACATTTGCTCGAACCGATGAAGAAAATCATTAAAGAACTTATGGATGATGGCAAAACCGTAGAAGAAATAAGCAAACAGCTTGGAATGAGGCCGGAAGAGATCTTCCGATTGTCTGATTTCTCAAAAGAAGACTTTTTGAAGATGATGACAAAAGGGGTGACAGGCTATTCTAAGGCTGAATTTATCACAAAAGTTTAATATTGTTCTACGACATATAGAACAAAAAGAGGGGAGAGGGAGTGCAACCTCTCTCTTTTGCATATGCCGAAATAAGATGATGGAGGGGAGGGGTGTCCATTGGCAAGGGCAAGAAGTCCCAACAGCATTGAAGCTGAGGAAATGTATAAGAACGGGATGAAACTTGTTGACATTGCCAAGAAGTTGGACGTCCCGGACAGCACAGTTCGGCGGTGGAAATCAACACAGAATTGGGACGGAAAGACAAAAGGAAAGAAAAACGAACGTTCGCAAAAGAAAAAAACGAACGCTCGCCATAAAGGTGGACAGCCTGGAAACAGAAATGCAGTTGGAAATAAGGGAGGTCCACTGAAACCGGGAGATAAGATTGCGGAGAAACACGGAGCATATTCCTCTGTATATTGGGACGTCCTTGATGAAGCTGAAAAAGACATGATCGAAGATATCCCGATGGACGAAGAAATGCTCCTGATCGAACAGATTCAGCTTTTTGCCGTGAGGGAAAGAAGAATCATGATTGCAATCAATAAATACCGGAGCATGAAAGGTGAAGTATCCCTGTATGGATTCAACCGAAGCGAAAGCAAAAGGACATTCAAAACAGAAGAGGACAAGCAACTCTATGAAGAACGGATAGAGAAGAAAGTATCTGCTGAAGAACGTCTGCCGGGAGATATGTACAATATGCAAACCACGATGGAGAACAAGGACAATATGATCGCTAGGCTTGAAAAAGAGCTGTCAACTGTACAGTCAAAGAAGACCAAGGCTATTGAAGCACTTGCGAAGCTGAGGCTTGAGAAGCAGAAGATCGCTGGAGAAAGCAGCGGAAATGATGCCGTACTACTGTGGGCAGAAAAAATAAAAGAAAAGCGGAAGGAAAATAGTAATGTTTGACATGGAAATGCTGTCCGAGTTCCTTGATACATCAATACCTATATGGCGTGAAAATCCAGTGCAGTTTTTTGAAGAGGTATTAAACTTTGAGCCGGATGATTGGCAGATAGAAGTCGCCTCGGATGTGAAAAAAACCAATAGAGTTGCAGTAAAATCTGGACAAGGTGTGGGGAAGACCGCGTTCGAAGCTGCTGTATTTTTGTGGTTCCTGTCGTGCTTTTATGATGCAAGAGTTGTGTGCACAGCTCCGACAAAACAGCAGCTTCATGATGTTCTTTGGAGCGAGGTTGCAAAATGGATGAATGATTCTCCGCTGTTGCAAATGCTTTTGAAGTGGACCAAAACGTATGTTTATGTGAAGGGTTATGAAAAACGATGGTTTGCTGTAGCAAGGACTGCAACGAAACCGGAAAACATGCAAGGGTTTCATGAGGATAACATGCTTTTTATTGTTGATGAAGCTTCCGGTGTTGCGGATCCGATCATGGAAGCAATCCTGGGTACACTTTCGGGAGAAAATAATAAACTTTTAATGTGCGGAAACCCGACCCGTACAAGCGGAACATTTTATGATGCCTTTACAGTTGACCGAAATATTTATGCACTGCATACCGTATCTTCAAGAGATAGTAAGCGTACAAATAAAGAAAATATAGCTTCTCTTGATAGAAAATATGGCAGTAGTAGCAATGTTGTCCGAGTCCGCGTTGATGGGTTATTTCCAGAGCAGGAAGATGATGTGTTTATTCCTATATCCTGGTTGGAAAATTCTGTATCTACAGAAATGGAAAAGGAAACGGCACTTGCTTTCGGAGTATATGTTTCTGAAAGCGGTGAGAAAATCCGAGATGTGAGCGGTGTGCTGACGATAGACATTGGGTGCGACGTTGCCCGATTCGGAGATGATAGAACCTGTATCACATTCAAGGTCAATGAAGTGGTGCAGATCTACAAGAAGTACAATGGCAAAAATACTGTCTGGACAACTGGAACCATCTGCCAGCTTTACAACGAGTTGAAAAAGATATTCTGCTTTTCTGGCGTTATTCCAGTAAAGGTAGACGACGGTGGTGTTGGTGGTGGTGTTACAGATCAGCTCAAAGCGGCGAAGAAAGCAAACCCGGAAGTATATGGGAATATGGACGTTGTGCCTGTGAATTTTGGACAGAGGATCAAGCACAAAAGGTTCTACGACAGTACCACATATATGATGGGAGTTGTCAGGGATATGATACAGCCGTTTGATGAGGAAGGAAAACCTCGGAAACCACAGTTAATTCTTCCAAATGACAATGATATGGTGGGGCAGTTGTCCTGTCGTAAATACGATTTTGTAGAAACCCGACAAAAGGTGGAATCGAAAGCGGAAATGAAAAAGAGGGGGCTAAGCTCCCCAGATGAAGCTGATAGCGTACTGCTTGCAGTATTGCCGGTCAAATCAAAGAAGAGAGGTGAGAAGAAATGAGTGATTCAGCAAAAATAGTAAAGCCCCGTCCAGTCCATATGAGGGTTATCAAAGAAATGCAACCAGTACAGAAAGCAGAAACTTCCACACAGATTGAAATGCAGGAAGCCTTTAATGGCAGCGAGTGGATTCAGCATCCTATGGATCTGCATGTGCTGGAACGCTATGTGTCTGAAAGCTCCATCCTGCCTCAGTGTATTCATGCATACCGCAACAACATTCCGGGATTCGGCATCGGAGTCCGCTATGTCGAAGATACTGAGGAAACACCGGAGATGGAAGCCGAGTTCAACAGTGCAAAAGAGATCATAGAGCTGCTTACCATTGAGCAGGATACAAAGGAGATTTTCGAGGACATTATCGAAGCACGGGAAACCTACGGCATAGCTTATGTTGAAGTTATTCGCAATCTTGCAAATGAAGTGGTACAGATAGAGTTTATCCGTAACACTCCAAGCATAATGAAGACCGAACCGCTGGAACCATATGTGCCATTTACCTATTACCATCATGGAACCAGCCTTGTAAGACAGCGGAAGTTCCGTAAATACCGACAGGACATTGGCGGGAAAACGGTGTATTACAAAGAATTTGGCGATCCGAGAATCATGGACAGGCGCAATGGTGAATATCTGGAAGCTGGCGAAACTCTGGATCGTAAATGGCAGGCCAATGAAATACTTGAGTTTGCCATTGGAACCAAGCCATACGGCGAAATTCGGTGGATAGGACAGCTTTTAGGAGTAGACGGCAGCCGGAGAGCGGAGAGCCTGAACAATAATTATTTCATCAACGGACGACACACGCCGCTGCTGATTATGATTAAGGGCGGCACTCTGACAGAGGACAGCTACACAAAGCTTCAAGAGTATATGAACGGAATTAAGGGCGAGCAGGGGCAGCACGCCTTTATTGTTCTGGAAGCGGAAAATGCAGAGCAGCGCACCGATTTTGACACCAGCGACAATCCAGAAATTGAAATCAAGGACATTGCCAGTATTCTCCAAAAAGACGAGCTGTTTCAGGAATACTTGGAGAATAACAGGAAGAGAGTGCAGTCGGCGTTCTTACTGCCAGATCTGTATGTGGGTTACACCACAGACTTCAATCGTGCTACAGCGCAGACAGCGAAAGAGGTCACTGAAGAGCAGGTCTTCCAGCCAGAGCGAATATCTCTGGCATGGGTGATAAACAATAAGCTGCTGAATGGCTACCAGTTCAAACATGTGGAGGCATACTTCCTTGCACCCAATATCACGAACCCAGATGATCTGTACAAGATTCTTACAGTAAGCAACAATGCAGGCGGACTGACTCCGAATAAGGCAAAAGATGTTGTTTATCGTATGCTGGGCGAAACCTCAGAGGATTACGAAGAGGAATGGGGCGACATTCCATTGAAGATATACGCTGAGCGGAACTCTTCCGTTGCTGATGTGAACGGTATCGCGGCGCAGCTTACGCAGCAGATTCAGAAAGCTCAGAGCAATAATACACCGGATGAAGTGGTTTCCGTAATGAAATCCGTCCAGAAGCTGTTGAAAGAGATCAAAGAGCAGGAGGGCAAGCAATGAAAATCAGTATCAAAACCAGCGATAAGAAAAACAAATATATGACTCACATCGTTGTAAATGGCATTGACCTTGGAATGTATGCCAGTGGCTATCAGCTCAAGCAGGAACCCGGGGAGATACCGGTACTCAGCGTGGACATTCCTGCAACTGATATGGACATTGATCTGCCGGAAGGCTGTGTGATCGTAAGACAGGAGGGCAAGGAGCATGAAACTGAATGTGGATCCCCTGCTGGAAGCGATTGAACGGTACATTGCAAAAGCGGATGATGATCTGGAAGAACAGCTCAACGAAGAGGGGTATGTAGAGGCTGGCGTAGCGGTAGCTCATATGGGAACCATTGAGGACGGCGTGACAGCGGCAGTGGAGAACAACGTGGACGAAGTGTTGGCGAGATTGCAGAGCGCATCTGGTGTAGACGATTTCATTGAAACTGTATGGCCCGAAATCAGCAACTCAGATGAAATGGAAAAAGCTTTGTATGATCTGTTTTATCAGCAATTCGACGAACTGCTTCACAGATTTACAAAACAGTGGATCATATCCACAGACGTGGAGCTGGGGGAAATTGTTGATGATAGGATTACAAGACCGGCAGAGGCTTTTATCAAAGGGTGGAGCCAGCAGCTTGCCGATATTATGCACTTGAACACGAAAGACGGCATTGAGAAAATCTTGCTGAACGCACAGGAGCAGAAGCAGACCATTGATGAAGTGACACAGGCCATTGCAGACAGTGGTATTCGGGAGTGCGGTTACCGTAGCCGCAGAGTTGCGGTAACAGAAGTCCTCCGCGTGGAAGAGTATGCACATCAGGAAGCCCGGATACAGAACCCTTCCTGCTATAAAAAAGAATGGGTGCATACTGGCGCAGCACACCCGAGGGAAAATCACGTTGCCATAAACGGACAGCAGGTATTCAAGAGGGAGCCGTTTACACTCACGGGCAGGAACGGCGGCACATATTATCCTATGTGTCCGCGAGATACGTCACTTCCTGCGGAAGAGAGCATTAACTGCCATTGCACCACAAAGGACATTGTGGATCAGGAAATCCTTGGAATGTCACTGGAAGACCGCGTGGCGTTGCGTGAGAAATATATGAATGAGGTAAATGCGGAGTATGACGCATGGGAGCAGAAATTCAATGAGGAACATGGAATTGAGGAATTGAGAGATGATCCGAGTATCACTTGGGATATTTACAATTCCTACTACGAAGCCTGTAGAAATGGAGAAATTTAATGAAAAAGTCTGATATGCAGCATGGGACAAGAGCACCTTGCTGCTTTTTTGTACCATGAATTACTGAAAATCTAAAGAAAGGAGTACGGCAATGCGAAACAAAGTAGCAAAAGCCATTGCCATGAGCGACGTTAAAGCTATTTTTGTGTCTCTTGTGGATAAGGCGGCGAACCAGCGGCAGTTCCTGATTACCAAAGCAGAGGACGGCAGAGCAATTTTCCAGACATACGGACGCATTCTGAAAGCAGACAGCGAAGCCCACTACGTTACCGGTATCGTGTATGAGCCTATGGTTGAGGACACACAGGGAAACTACATGACTGCGGAAGAAATCGAAAAGGCGCAGCGTTGGTTTGCGAAGAATGCCAACAATGTTGATCTTCAGCACAACTTCGAGAAGATGGAAAGTGCTTCTGTGGTCGAGAACTGGATTGCAAAATGTGACTGCCAGATTAACGGACAGGACGTAAAGGAAGGCACATGGCTTATGACCGTTGAGGTCACGGATCCCGGCATTTTTGATGCCATTGAAAAGGGTGAAATTACCGGGTTTAGCATGGGCGGCAGCGGTGTTTATGCAACGGAAGATGATGATATTTCTGGCGAAGGGAATTCTGTTCAGAAATCCGGGCTGAATATCTTCCAGAAGATGGCAAAGGCATTTACCACACCGAAGCCGGTGAAAAAGGGAGCTGTCATGGATACCTACAAGAGAACCAGTATTCACGATAATTTCTGGAATGCCTATTATGCACTGTCTGATTATCTGCTGGATTCTTACAATCCCGAAACCGGGAAATGGGAAATTCAGCACGACGAAGAAGTGATCCGTGCGGCACTGGAAGATTTCAACCAGATTGTCACACAGCTTCTTACCGGAGATCAGCCGGTTGTGAAAGCCCTGAATGCCGCAACTGTCGAAAAGGCAGCAGGCACAGGCAATGAAAATTTGAATGTTCTGAAAAGTATCTATCAGAATCTCGGAACATTCATTGAGAAATCAGAAGAACAGGAGGAAATGGAAGTGGAGATTACCAAAGCCGAATTAGAGACTATCGTAGCTGGCGCAGTTCAGAAAGCTATGGGAGCGAGCCAGAACGCTGCAAATCCGCCTCAGAACGCAGAGGGTGCAGCAATTACCACTAATGACGTTCAGAAAGATGCTGGCGGTTGTGAGGGCACAGAGGAACCTATTACAGCGGAAGCCATTGAGAAAATGGTAAATGTGGCAATCCAGAAAGCGGTAAATCCGCCGGAAGAGCCTATGACAATGGCAAAAGCACAGGAGTTTATTGAAGCTGCTGTAGCAAAAGCGCTGGACCCAATCATTAAGAGTGCAGGGCTTCCGAGTAATTTGAACAATGCTGACTGCTCCGTTCAGAAAAGTGCGCCGGAGAGCCACTTTATGGACGGAGTTTTCTTTTAATCAATAAATAAGGAGGAATAGATTATGCCGACAAATAGAGAGCTTTTTATGAGAGCTGCCGGTACTGCGATTAACACAGGTTCGCTGACCGGTGGCGGACTCTTACAGCCGTATCAGGCAAGACAGTTCATTCAGCAGACTTTCGAGGCCACAAACCTTGCACCGCTGGTAAGACATGAAATGCGTGTGGAGCGCAGAGGCGAGATTGATAAAATCGGTATCGCTCCAAGACTGCTGAGAGAGAAGAAAGAGAACACTGACGATGGATACAGAGCTTCCGTTGCAACCAGCCAGATCAGCTTCTCCACCACACCTGTTAGACTTCCGTGGGAAGTAACAGAGGAAACACTTCGCCAGAACATCGAAGGGGAGAACATGAATAAGGTAATCACAGACCTTATGACTTCGCAGCTCGGTGTTGACCTTGAGGATCTGTATCTGAATGGTGACGAAAATGCGGGCAAGGCAAAAGCATTTAGCCAGTCAGATACTTACTCTGCCGGCGACATTGTAACTTACAACAAAAAGCTCTATAAATTCGATGTGGCACACTCTGCCGGGGCATGGACTGGTGCGGACACTACACTGATCGGAGAAGAGGGAGATGCAGATTTCCTGAAAGTCAATGATGGCTGGATTAAACAGATCAAAGAAGGAGGACATATTCTTGACAAGTCTACAGAGGACGAAATGAGCTTGGATATGTTCTACCAGATGGTTGCGTCCATCCCGAACAAGTATAATAACGGAAAGCTCCGTTGGCTTATGTCACCGAGAAGAGCGCAGCAGTGGGAACTGTTCCTGCTGAATCTGGTTGCACATCATGGCGGCGCAGTGCCGGATAACATGTACACAGCACCGGTAAAAATCCAGACTGTTGAATGCCCGAGCATGAGCGACGATATGATTCTTCTTACAGATCCGAAGAATCTGATTGTAGTAAACAGCTATACCGTAAAGATCCGCAGCACCAACACTGATAAGGAATCCATCATGATGGACAAGCGTTTCTATGTGGCGCACCTGGATTACGATCCGATTATTGAGGAAAAGGATGCAACAGGTATCTTACTTCTGAAACGGTAAGCAGGAGGAAACTGCTATGGTAAAAATCGGATTGATTCACGGTATGTCCTACAGAGACAATCGAATATTTGCAACAAAAGAAACGCCGGAAGTTGTCGTAGATGATATGGACGTTGCCAAACACTACGAAAACACCGGCTTTTTTAAAATCCTTGGTGAAGCCGGAACTGACACCGCGACACTGAGCGCGGCCTTGGAAAATGAATTTCCAGCAGATCTGTTTACCCCACCGGAAGACAAGGAACCGGAGTCTGTAGCGGAAGCCGGAACTGACACTGAGGAAGATGATGTTCTGACGAAGGAATTAAATTCCAAAACCGTTGCAGAGCTGAAAGAATATGCCAGCGCCAGAGGTGTTGATACCACAGGATTAAGCAAGAAAGCTGATCTTGTGCAGCATATTTTTTCCGAGCAGAAGAAAGCTGATGAAGCAAGAGCGCTGCTTCGAGGTGAGTAATGGCCGCCCGCCCTTGGGTTACTCCTGAGGAAGTTATTCAGTACACAAGTCATGAGGACGTATTAAAAAGACCGGTTGAGAAGCTGGCCTTTGATATATCCCGGGCAGAGTTAAAGGTAATTGCCAAAACGAATAATTCTTTCGGAGAAGAATACCCGGAAATACCGGAATCGGTAAAGATGGCAGTGATCCTGCTGGCAGAGGCGTACGCTAAAAATTCGATTGAAGCCACGAAGAAGCAGATAAGGAGTGAGACTTTCGATGATTATTCCTATTCTGTGGAATCTGGAACGGTGGATATTGAGGGATTGGATATAGATGATCTGCTGGCAGAATATGTCCTTGCGAAAGGGCGTGGAAAGACAGTAATGCGGATGAGAGCTTTATGAGAGGAGGGGTTCTGTGTTTGAAGAATTTATGAATCACAGGTGCAATATTTACCATCTGGAAGATGGCACTGCGAACATTGGATATGGAATCAAAGAAATAACCGTCAAAAAGACCGGAAGCACAGCGCCAATTATAGAGCAGCCATGCCATTTCCATACAAAGGTCGGAGATACGGTTCGCATAGTTCAAAATAAACCCTTCAGCTCTGCTGACGGAGAAATTAAGTTATCCCTGCCAGCAGGCGTAGACATTCGCAAAAATGATACGGTGGAGGACTGTGACAACGGATTGAAATACCGTGCCGGAATCCCCCGTGCGGTGCATGGAAACCACCACATTATCGTGGAGCTGTACCGGGAAGGAGGAATTAAAGCGGCATTATGATTGATGTTAGCGAGCTGGAAGCATTTGCCAGAAAGTGTGAAGCAATGCAGGCAGATTTGAAACCGTATGCAGGAAAAACGCTGGAAGAGATCGGCGAAGAATTTCTTGATATTGTGCAGGCACAGATACAGGGCGCTCACAATGTTGATAAGGGTACACTGTTGGGGTCATTTACGAAAGGCGGAGCCGGTAATATTTTCCAGTTGGATATGGGAGCATTGACGTTGACGATAGGAACCGATGTCTATTACGCAAAATGGGTGAACAAAGGTCATGGACAGCAACCGGGCCGGTTTATCCCGGGCGTATGGGAAGGTTCACATTTCAGATATATTCCCGGTGCAAAGACCGGAATGGTACTGAAAGCGTCGGCGGTTCGAGGCTCCCATTTCTTTGATAAATCTGTAGAAGTGCTTGAGCGAATGTTCCCAGAAATGGCGAAGTCAGCATTCGAGCAGTTCTTCAGCCGATATTTTTCATAAGAGGTGAGCGATGGAACCAGAAATCACAATAGAGCTTGAACAGAGCATTGCTTCTGTAGTCCGGTATATCCAAAACAAAGCTGATAACAATGCAACACTGTATTTTGATGATCTGCCGGAAGCCTTTGCTGTTCCATCTTTATATTTTCCGGTTCCAAGGACAGATACCCAAAAGGTTACGTTTGATACTTACCTTACGACCTTGTATCTGGATACATGGTTTATGGAAGCCACAGACTGGCAGGCGTATGCCGATGCGGCTACAGTGCGTGACAGCCTCATGATGGATGAATGCAAGGTAAATCTGATGAAAAAGGACGGCACGTTGGACGATAAATATATTCGCCTTACGGATCCGTCCACATCACCTGTTGATACAGGAATAGTGAAAATGACCTGCGCCATAAAACATTACTATTCTTTGAATCGGGAAACCGGTGGCACAGTAAATAAAATCAATATATCCGGGCTTTTTGGAACAGATGCAACGTATCAGGCATGGTACAAGGCTACTGAGGAGCTTCGGAAAGAACAGGAGGTACAACATAAATGCCTACAAGACGTACTGAACCGGCTGTAGTGGAGCCTGTGGAAACTGTGAAGCAGGAAAACAAAGAGCCGGAAACTAAATACAGAATGGACAAGCTGCGTACCAAGTGTATGCAGCTTTTTCATATCACAACCAGCACCTTTGATGGTGCTATGTATGGTTGCACAGCAACCGAAATGACCATTAGTGAAGCGCAGGCCAGAATCAACAAATGGCTTGG